ATTATCTCGTTTCTACTCTTCACTATAAGTCCTCTGGTAGATTAGCGATGTAAGCTTCGACTTCCTTGACTATTCGCTTTGTATTCTCGATTTCGAATTTCAAGTATTCCATTGCTTTCTCTAGGTCCTTAAGGCGATCATCTTTCTTGCCTGCTCTTAAGACATATTTTACGACGTTACCTAGGGAGAACCCAAGCCCAAAAGCCTCGATCACATCGATCGCCTGGAGTCCTCCCTTTCCTTGATAGTGATCAGGCTTGACCACTTGTTCAGCGTTACTATTCATTTTCATTTCGTTTGGTTAAGCAAAGTTTAAAAAATGTTTTTTAAAATTCCAAATTTACCCCATAGTTTTTTAGTAATATATTGAGCTGAGTGTTAAGCCCTTCGCTCTTAGTCTCTGACATTTCAGTCATCTCCAAGCCCAGGCGGAAGAATAACAGCATGAGCTTCCCAGCATCCAAGTACTGATCAGTAACCTCTCCAGTCGGATCGCCTTTGTATATCTCCTGCTCTAACTTGAGTAGTTCATCCAGGACGCTCTTGGATTTCATCTTCAGCGATTGGCGATTAAAAATGGACGGACGGAAGTCTGCCTCGATGTGATCTATCAGCGCGTTTATTAGTCCAGCGTAGATTATTATTGTTTCTTTTTCTTTTAGCTTTGCCATTTTAGAATAGTGTTAATTGGTCTGTGTGTTGTTTAAATCGTTTCTCTGAGGCTTTGAAATAGTCCTCGTCTAGCTCGAAGCCCGTGAACTCGAAGCCAAGATCGTAAGCAGCAATCCTAGAGCTTCCTGATCCTAAGTGAGTGTCTAGGATTTTATCGCCTTCTTTGGCGTAGTTTGTTAATAGCCATTTGTAAAGCTTGACCGGCTTTTGTGTTGGATGTATTTTATTAGTTTGATTATGCTGGTGTATAGAATAAGTAAATAATTTCGCAGGCTTTTTTAATCCCATTGAAACCCAAGCATATTCTAGGGTTGCAAAATTTGGCATCGCTTGCTCTTTATTCCAGCAAAGAAAATACTCGCTTGGAGGAAGTACAAAATTGTTAGCTCCCCAAATTATTTGATTTTTACTAACCCTAAATAATTCTTGAAAATACTGCTCATTAGGTTTAGTGTTATTTACTGATTCCATTCTTTGAAATCTTTGAGCAATTCTTTTGCTTTTAATTGTTTTTGCTCCAGTAATATCTGATTCGATACATTTTTTAAATCTTTCAATCCCATAAGGAGGATCTACAATCGCCAGCTCAAAGTGATTGTCCGGGTACTGCTTCATCCCCTCGATGCAATCCATATTAAATACTTCTGATTTCGTCTTCATTTGTTTTTGTTTAGATAGTCCTTTATTCTTTTGGTCCTCAGGAACGCTGACCTGCGCTCCGCCCCGTTGTTATTTAAAATTCTCAATAGATTAATTCTAAGCGAATGATTTACGTCATTGATACGAACACCAGGCAGAGTGATCGATCGCGTCTCTCGTGTCAATTCTGACTCAATCCAAGCGATGCACTGCTTATAATTGTCCGGCAGATTTTTATTAGTGTCCATTATCAATCGGTTTTATCTCAAACTCAATTCTAGGATCCAGCTTATCGATGTGCTTTCTCATAACCAGGACCGAACACAGTCGATCGTTTGCAATCATACCACAATTCTGAAGGCAGTCAAGAATAACCTTTGCCGCGTTGTCCAGGTCAGATCGATTAGACTGGAAGTAAACATCAATCCAAATCTCAAAGGGAATGCTAATCGTTTCGCCTTTGTGCTTTCTGATCTGCCACTCGAAGCTCACTTCGTACTCCTTGAGATCGACAGTCTTATAAAGACGATTGCCTCCTATCCGGTATCCGTTTGACTTGCTTGGCACCTGGCCTTTTATAGTTATCATTTCATGTATTTAAAAAAGTGAGCAATCACGTCCACTGTCCAGCCATTGCCTAGCATCTTATAACGCTGAGAGTCTGAGACGTGATTAGTGTAATTATCTTTTACAGTTTGAAGGCGCTCGCATTCGATTGGAGTTAATCTTCTAATTCCACTTAAATTCTCTACGGCATTGGTGTTTCCTGTGTCTAAACAATATGTTTTACCATCCGTTCTAGTTAAGTGTCCTGTTCCACCTTTGGCGGGATCACCACTTCTAGGCATCATATTATGAATTACTAGCTTCATTCCCGAGTGCATATCGGAGTTTCCTCTAGCTGTTAAACACCCATTTTTACGATAATTAGTCTCAATGTCCTCTAAAGGGTTTTGTTGGGCTTTCCATTTACGGATTTTCTCTAAAGCTTCGTAGCTTAAAAAGTATTTCTCATCTACTTCTGGCTCTAAAATATCCTTCAAAAAGATTCCTTTGTCCTTTGGCTGTTCAATTGTAGTTTCTAAATCTCCAAACAAACCAGCAGGTTCTAGCCCGATATTAGTCCAATATAAACGCTGGCGATTCTGAGCTGAAATTAAAGCGGAATTTATCATGATTGGCTTGACTCCTATAGCTTTGGATAAAACCTTCTCCCACTTCTCGCCCATCATTACATTCTCAAGAAGAAAGTATTTCGGCTTTGTCTCATTTAAAAGTCTCATGTATTCCCAGAATAGATAAGACTGCCCCTCAAACTCGAATCCCTCTGCTTTTAATTGCAAGTAATGCTCAAGCGTTAAGATTTCCTGCTCGTCCTTTGTACTCATTCCTTTGCGCTTACCTGCAAAGCTAAAAGACTGGCAAGGCGATCCGCCTATAAGCAGGTCAATCTTTGGCAAAGAATAGCCATCGACATTTACTACGCTTCCAAGTTGCTTCGTATTTGGATAGTTTGCCATTGTAACCTGAATAGCATACTTGTCGATTTCGGATGCAAAATAATTATCTACTTTAAATCCTGCTCTTTCTAGCGCTTGCTGTCCGCAAGACATTCCATCAAATAAACTCAATACGTTCATAGGTTAAAATTTAGCCTCCTCAAAGGTGTGATTAATTGTATTTAAAACCGTCTCTTTAATTAAACCCTGATAAGCCCTCAGCTCATCATAAGAATCAGCGATTCGATTGGTAGTGACATCCACATAGCGATCAATCGTGCAAGTCTCCCCGTCTCTGTTTTTTAGAATCACATAGTTTAGGATATTATCGTCCGGTCCTTTGGCTGTATTGTTAGCCCTGGCGTCTGTGTATTTATAGTAATCGTCGCGATATAAACCAATCACAGCGATGGCATCCTGCTCGACATTCCCAGAGCTTCTAATGTCTGAGAGCTGTGGAAGTCTTGAGGACCTTCCTTCGATTCCCCTGGATAACTGAGACAAAGCGATGATTGGAATCTTTAGCTTCCTGGTTAGCTTCTGAATCTTATTGGATACGGAAGAAACCTGAGCAAAATCAGATTGATCCTTGAGCTGATTGTCTCGGATCAGTTGCAGATAATCAATGACTACGATGTCGATCTTATTACGCTTAGCCTCTGAGGTAAGAATCATAGATAGGTAGTTTATATCTCGATTATCTGAGTCATAAAAAAAGATCGGTAAGGATTTAAGAATCGAGGCGTTTGAGTTCCTGATCTTAAGAATATCGTCCGGCTTAACTCGGTTAGCTTTTAGATCGCTGTATTTGTAGTCGTGATTCTCTGAGCTGATAAGTCTAAACATTAGCGACTCTTTAGGCATCTCTAAGGAAAGAAATAGAACTCGCTTGCCTGATTTCGCTGCACTCTTAGCGTGTTGAAGTCCTGCAATTGTCTTACCCATACCTGGACGCCCAGCGATTACCGTCATTCCTTCCTGGAACCCTCCTAGGATGTAGTTTAAATCCCTAGATCCGGTGTCGATACCTGAGAATTTAATCTTCCCAGCGTTTGCTTCTAGCTTATCAATTACCTGATCATAGACTGAGGCGATGTCAAACACCTCAGAGGATTCGATTGATCGCTCTAAGCTACCCATTTCCTTGGTAATGATCGTCTGTAAGTCAGAGACTTCCTTGTTATCTAGGATTGCAGTCTGGATCTTAAAGGCTAAATCATGAAATCTTCTCTTTCCTTCTGTCTCTTTTAGAGCGATACAAGAATCTTCTAGGTTAATCAATCGGTCTGGCATTAGTTTCAGGACCAATTCAGCCGAAATTCCTTTTTCTTTTTCTTTGCTTTTAAGGACTCTAAATATATCAGCCCTAGTGATTCTCTTATCTTCTAGGGATAGTTCCTTAAATGCAAGGAATGACGCCTTAAATAAAGCGTCTGTGAAAGATTCTTCACTGACTAATTTATTAGCTTCACTAAATAGGTGAGGATAAGCTAGCAAGTGTGAGACGATGTCACGCTCTAGGTGCACATCGTTTAGATTTAGTTTTACTGCCATATTTTAGGTATTATAGGTTTGTCGTTCAAAGCTACTTGATTAACTGGACTTTTCAAATTTTGAATTTCGTCGTTGAAGCATTTGCCATTTAAGTAGGTAAGCGGATTCTTTCTATACTGCAAGTCTGGATTCGCTTGGACGTAGAACTTTACGTTCGCTAGAATCTTTTGAACCTCCTGATCTGTTAATTTATTCCAAACCTTTTCAGTCTTAGCTCTATCTACTTTCTTGTTATACTCATTCCAGAAAATTTCAAATTCTGCCTCATGCTTTAATTTGTTATATTGTAGATTTGTAGTATTGTAAGATTGTATATCTATACTAGCAGTGCTTTGGACTTGCTTTGGTATGTGCTTCGACAGTGCTTTGTCAAGTGCTTTGGTGTTTGCTTTGGTAAAATTTACCAGAGCAATTACGTTGCTTGAGTATTGATTCTTAGACTTTTCAATCAATTCTATTAAACCGATTTCAATCAGATCCATAAGAGCTGAGTGGTATGTCTTATAATTCTTTATACCTACTGCCTCCATTACCATAGTGGTAGGAAGTCCAAATTTCTCCTTCCATCCTAATCTATTACAGTGCTCAATGGCAAAGAAATAAATAGCGGCGTGATTAGGTTTAAGCTTGTCTGGATTTTCAAATGAATAATCCCAGAAGTTTCGAGTTAGTGAGTAAATATCCATTTTATTTTTTTGATCTATTGTATAAAATTCCACCTAGCATTTCAAGCGAATAAACTGCAGTATCTTTATCTCCTTTAAAGTATTGTCTATAGGAAATATCAATGCAGTCTAAAACTTCTATAAGACCATAGGTTTTTAAAAATTTACCAAAATAAATCTCAGGATGCTTTATCTCATAATTAATGAATTTTTGATTCCAATAACTACCAGCTTTATCAATTTCATAATTTTTGTTTTTTTGCAATTCATTGCGCCAATCAAGAATCATTTCCAGTTGCTGTCTTCTAAGATTTAATTCTTCAATTTGAACCCGCTGTTTTTCTACCACTGAATTATCAGATAGTTTTCTGTCAGACTTACCTCTGTTGCATACAAAACAGCTTGTAATTAAATTTAAGAGATCATTGTCTCCGCCATGTTTTACCGGATTTAGATGATCTATCTCTAGGATAGCATCTGGAGCCTTAGCCCCACAGTACTGGCATGTGAATGAATCACGTTTAAAGACTTCAAATCGAGTCTTCTTACTAATGCTTTTTCTTTTTTGCATCATTACAATAAAAAAAAGCCGACTTGCGTGGAAGAGCAAAATCGGCTTCGGTTTTTTAACCATTAAAATAACCCGAATACTTCCACACATTCGGCCTATTGTATTGCAAGTATAAAACAAATTTTTAACTCCTACAAATCATTTAAAAGATTTTCTAGCCTCATGATTTCCTCCTCAGCTTCACTGATCTTCTCCAGGATCAGATCGAACGCTTTGACCTCTGGATTATAGTACTTCATGATGTGGCTGTATTCGTTTAGATCGATTTTACGGTGCGCTATTTGAACGTTTACCACTGCAAGAAAGCATCTGTCTTCTAGTGTCATTGTCTTTCTTTTATGTGACTAACAACCTCGCGCCAATACGTCGCGTCTAGCCCGTCGATTATTCTGTTTTTAATGATCAGCCTGGAGTTTTCTAATGCCTCCTCTAGAACGCTCTTCATGTGAATCTTGCCGTATTGCTTTAGGTGAGTGCCTGCAATGTAGTCGATTATATCGTCTGCTTTCTCCTTCGCTGTCATATCATTCCTAGGGCATAGACTTCATAGCGTACTTCTTGCCAATAAGCAGAGTCCTCCTCGTAGTCAGTTTTCTCATCTATGATTTCATAGACTGCAATACCAGCGCACTGCTTGGCGATGTCAAAATCTCCGGTAGCCTGGTAAAATCTTCGGACTAGGTCCTTTGCTTTTTCTTTCGGTGTCATAGATTTTCGATTTCTTGTTTAACTTCTTGCCAGTACGGATATGCTCCTAAGGGATGTAATGGCTTTAATGGAGCAGATTTTTTTATTTCTTTGACTGCAATTAAAGCGGATTCTTTTGCCCATTCTTTATTTAATCCTCCGTCCCATTCATAATTTAGAGCATAAAATTTATTAAATAATTCTATTGCTTTTTCTTTCGGTGTCATATTAATAAAGGTCTTCGTTAAATCTGTCAGCTCTTGCTTCGTGTCTTCCGCTTCTCATATCCATTATAATATCCCGGACTTGATACCAATAATCAAAGGCTTCTTTGCTATTAACTAAAGGGTGCATGAAATTAATTATTTCGTCAATACATAAACAAGCGCAAAGTCTTGTCTGATCATAGTCCATTGTAAAATCCAATGTATACTTTCTAATTAGCTGGTCTGCTTTCTGTTGTGGTGTCATGGCTTATAGGTTGATTATGTCCTCTCTTAATTCTGCCCAATAGCTGAGATCCAAGTCTCCAGCGTGTATCGCTTCCATGACGATTTCCGCGCCTAGGATAGCTGAGGCGATGGCCTCCTCTTTGTTTTTCTTGATCTGTGGGTGCGCTTCCTGGAAACGCTTCACTAGAGTGCTTGCAAATTGTTTTCTTGTCATTACTTGGTTAGATGTGGGCTAGCCTTTGTGACTAGCCCTGGTTTACAAATTTAACTAATTTTTTATTCTCCTAGCTCTATGGTAAAAAATTCCTTCTAGGTAAGGGAAGTCTGATTCGAATTTGTAGGCATAGTCCGCAGTATAATTATTATTAACCTTGTAGCGATCTATTCTTTCGATCATTGACTCCCATCGGATACGCTCGAATACTTGCTTGGATCCTATTTTCTTATGGCCTCTATTGATCAGCAAAAAGGCGAAGCGCTTGAACTCTTCGTATATCTTTGGGTTCCTTTCGTGATACTCTTGAAATGTTAGCATCGTTTTGATATTTAGATGAATAGTAAAGTTTCCGGTAATCCTCCTGGAGCTGGTTAGCAATGTGATCCATCCAGTCGTTAAAATTAATCTTCTCTGTTTTCATAGGGATTCTGTGTAGTTATGTAAATCCAGCCTTCCATTCTGTCTGGATCGTTTGTTGTGCTACAAAAATACTTGTAATTCAAATCAGGATTTAGCATTATGAAATGACTAATCGCCCATTCGTGATATTCTGAATCTCGCACCCAGACTATCTGCCCCTCTTTAAATTTTGATTCCGTGCTCATTGTAAATCGATTTAATTTCCTCTAAAACTTCTGGATAATTTAATTTTCCATAGACTGTCTGCTGGACTATTCCTATGTTCCACTCCCTAGCGCTAAAGGGTTTGATCCCCTTAGCATTTAGGCGCTCAGCACATTGCTGGTAAACATTCATTTTCTTAATCCTGATCATCTTGATTCTGCTTTAATTTTTGGTATGGCTCTGATCCAATTACTTTGTATCCTGACATCATTTGCCAATCCACATATTTGACGTATTCTTCACTCGAAGCGAATCGCTCTATAACTGTGAAATAGTTTCCGAATTGGCTCTTCATATCTAATCGAAGGACCTGAGGGTATGTCTCGACTACCATGGCAGATCGTCCTCCTCCACTTCCATAATTGGCTCCTCCACAGCTGTAGCTGTTGGCTTAGCGTTCTGCTTTAGCGCCTTGTATTCATTCGAGGATTCAATCTTCTCCTTGATGAAATCAGGGAAAGAATCAAAAGCCACCTGGTCAAAGTTACTCACCGAAAAAACCATTTGAGGATTCATCAAAGCAGGCACTTCCATACCTTTCATGACGCCACCAATCGAGCCGATCTCAGCGTAAACCTTACCGCTTACCTTGGACGTCTTGTGAATGATAGACAAGGTGCAAGCCTTGCCAGCAAGGACCGTAATATCGAACGCCTTGCATTCCTCTTCTGTTAGTGCCTTGCCTCTCCAGGAGTTTAAGAATGCGCGAAGGTTTGACTTCTCACCTAGTGACAAAGTAAACTCCTTAGAAATAACCTGAGGCTGTTCGCCATTCTCCTCCTTGAATACTTTTAGTTCAGTTGGAAGCTCGAAGGTTAAGCGTACCTTATTGACGAACTTCTCTTCGCCCATGTAGGACTCCTTTACTGTTCCCAAGTGAATCATGGAATAGCAACGTGCAACGTAAGTACCAGCCGCGATCGGCTCGTAGTTTGAGCCTCCAGTCGAAGAGGCAATAATTTGTGTTTTGGTAGACATGATAATAAAAATTAAAGGTTTGAAATGATTGTGATAATTGATAAGATTCCGATGATAACTAAGGTCCACAAAGTGGCCTCAGCTACTTCGCTACGCGTTAGGTTTTTAAGTGATTCTCTCATTTTTTTAGATGATTATATCTTAGCACCGTTGCTTCGATAAGCCAAAATTACTAAATGATTCCGTATTAAAAAATTATTTTAAATTTATTTTTATTATTTAGTCAATTATTTATTTAACGGTAACAAAAAAGCCCAGAGACATTATCCCGGGGCTTTTTAATAATCATCTAAACCTATAAGACACTATGAAAACAATTATTTTACCTTACAAATCTACACAATTTTCCCGTCTTTTATCATAAGATTCTGAACTTTTGCCTTGCCATCTTCTATTTCTACCAATGCAAAGCCATGATTGTGCTGCGCGAACGGATAGTATTTAGGAGATAAGTGAGTCAAGCATCCAGTTGAATAGGAATGAATAAACTTTTTAAAGCCATTCTTCTTGATTGTGCTGGTAGTTCTGTGGACGTGACCAATCAATGTATTGCAAAAGGTCTTGTTGAATGTGGTCTGGGAAGGATTCATTCCTCCAGCCATTAATTCATGGCCGTGAGCTACCAACAAATCACCCATTTCCATACCTTGCCAATCCTCTACCCACTCGATTTTTAAATGGTCCATTCTAAAGAACTTATCGAACTGCAATTCGTGCAATCCAGCGAACTCCTCAGCCTGGCTAAACAGATAGCGCTGGAATCTATTCTCGTGGTTCCCTGCCTTGAAGTAGATAGGTATCAAAGGGAATATATCACGGAGCTTCTGAAGGAAGTTTCTGCACATCTCTATCTCGCGCGGAAAGTCTCTGAGATCTTTCTCCTTTTCGTGGCGTGAAATGGAATAAAAGTCGAACGTATCCCCGTTTAAATAAAGGCAATCGATCTCTTGCTCTCTTAGATATTTAATCGCGCAGGTAAGCGCTTCTAAGGAATGGAAAGGAACGTGAATGTCAGATAGTATTCCGATCTTTTTTAAGTGATCTGGAAGGCGCGCACTGGTGTATTCCTTGCCAATCCCTGGCTCAATTCCAAAGCTATCCACTTCGTCTAAATCAAATGACTCTATCTTCGCGCTTGGTCTGGTCTGTTTAAAGTATTCAGATCGGTCCTTTACAGATATTCCGTATCTAGTCATCTGGCGATGGAAGGAAGCCAAATCTGCATATCCGTAATTCTCCCAGTTTTCCCTTTCGAAATCTGCTCGAGTCATATTAGTCGAGTAGAAATGCTTTTTAATTGCCTCCGCCTTAGCGTTGTCTTTGCTCATATTCTTCCATTAGTTGGTCCACAAGGAACTCAATGTTATTTAATAGCTTCATTCTAAGAACAAAGCCAGCGTCATCAATATGCTCTATTGACTCCATGACTTCGATCATTTTATCAAGCGTTTCCGTGGTAGGATTTCTAGGATTTTCGATCGGTTCTATGTCTATTTTATACACGAAGACCAAATTTAACGTAAAGCCATGCGACTAACATAATCGCCTGTGCAAATAATAACATCACCACCCAGGTAGGAACCCGGTATTTGATGACCTCTCTGTCTCTGTATTCGATAATTTTAGCCTGTGAATTTCTGTAATTCTTCTCGATTTCATGTCGAATAGAATCAATATCAATCGTGGCTCTGATCTGCCCCTTGTCTGACTTGATTGTCACTGATCCATTTGGAAGGACCAGGCGTGAATAGAACGTAGATAGTAAGCCTGAAGAGTCGCATGGATTAGTGATTACTAAAGTGTCGCGCACCGCTCTGAACTTTTCGATTATTTTCTCTGACTTTACTGTGTCGATTCTGAGCGTCTCTTTGTATTCAGTGACTGACTTATTAGACTTGCATGAAAAGAACGCAACACAAGCCAAAAGAATGATGAATTTTTGCATGATTATGAGAAGTAAAGATCAGCCTCCGCCTGGCGTCTGCGTGTTAGTCCAAGTAAAACCTTTCCGCCTCCCTTATTCCACTTCATAAACTCAGCCCGGATCGTCGGATCGCTTGGATTTTTGTTTACTTTTTTGATTAAAGTAGACTTTTGCAGGTTCCCTACTCCTACATTGTATGCAAAGGATGTGAGCGCATCGAATTGATTCTGGTTGATGTCATCCCGACAGAAAGAATCGACGCCTTTCTCATAGGATGTAAGAAGGAATTTGAGTAACTCCTCAGCTTTCTCTTTGGTGATTGCTGGATCAGTGCCTTTTACTTTAGCTCCAGAAGGATAGTAAGTATTCCCGTATCCAATAGTCCAAATCGAGGCAGGACATTGGTAGGGCTTTAATTTAAGCCCCTCAAATCTTTTTATTAGATCGAGTCCTTTTTGGCTTGCTTTCGTTACTTTCATCAATTATGCCTAGTTTGGTTTTCAGATTTGAATTCTCGGATTTCAGTGAGTGAACCTCCTCAGTAAGGATGTCGATCTTGTCGCTTAGTTCCTTCACCTTGTCTGACATTTCTTGAGCCATCTGTCTCCAGATTTCAATTGCTTTGGTTGTTTGATCGAGCTCTGTGGTTGTGATCTCAGCTTGCTCTTTTCGTCTACCTACCAGCCATCCAATGAAGGCCGCGATTGCACCCGTCACAGATTGCCCAAGAATGTCATTAATCTCCATTAATTAGTCTTTTTTCAAAACTTGTAATAATTGCGCTTTTGCAAGGATTGTGAAACCTTCAGAATCCTTAATGAAATTCTTGATTGTTTCCTGGTCGCTAGAATCTAAGTCTAGGATTTCGCCTTTTTTAAGGTTTACTGCCCAGTCCCAGAATTTAAGCGCGTCTCCTTTAGAGCCTTGCGCCAAAGCGGTAGCCAATAGCACACCAGCGTTAGCGCCTTCGATAGCGATACCGTCTAAACCTACTAAGTCAAAGTTAAAATCTAATTTCATTTTGTCGTTATTTATTGGTTGAACTTATTATTAAATAGCGTTTTGCTAATTGTTATTCCAAGGTAGCGCATAAGCCACAATCGGGGGATTTAAAAAGTTCTGAATCTGTGCATCTAAGTTCGCTTCGATTGATTCGCAGTCCAAAGACGATTCAAGCCATCCTTCGACCATTTCCTTTGTGACTTCATCGTAAGGAGTAAAGCTCGCTTCGTGTGGAGCATCTACGGATAAAGCTCCGTAAGTGTCAGCCGTAAATAAAACACTAGGCTCTGAACCAAAATTAGCCGTTGCTAAAGACTTATATTGTTTTTGAGCTCTGTAATGAATTGTAGAAATTACTTTATCCATTCCGTCAATGGAAGGGATAGAGTCTAATTGTGATATGATAAATTTGAATGCCATATTATTTATTTTCTAAAGTTTTAATTTTCGCTTCTAATTGCTGAACTGCTTTAACTAAATAAGGAACTATAAAATCCGATTTAAGAGTAAGCTGGTCATTATCCTCGCTAATAGTATCTACTGCTTCAGGAATTACAAGCTTAACATCTTGAGCTATCCAACCGATATTATTTTTAAGTCCTTTAATATAGTCAAATTTAGCTGGCTTTAAAGCTAAAATTTTACTTAAACCTTCTTCGATATAATTTACATTTTCTTTTAGTCGTAAATCAGACCCGTAAGTCCAAGCACTAGCGCCTAAATATCCAGCTCCACTATGTCCGTCTACGCTAAACATGGTAGCCGAATCGCTTCTAGTTAATTGAATGTTTAAAGAGTTACTAGTATTATTTCCTAATCTAAAAAATGAATTTGAAGAAAATGCAAAAGCTTGAAAGTTTGTACCTACTACTCCATTAGATGAATTATTATTTATTTGTAAATCCCCCCCGCTAGTAATCCGCATACGTTCGGTATTGTTAGTAGCAAATCTTGTATAACCATCTCTTGGATTCCATAATTCAAAGTCAGTTGTATTAGTAACAGCAGGATTACCCATATAAAAAGTATCCGTAGATGTTTGTCTAAAAGTAATACCACCAGTTCTTGAGGAAGAGTCTCCGCAAATTGTTAGCATATAAGAGCCTTGTGGCGCCGTCGTTCCGATGCCGACGTTGCCAGCAGTTGTAACTACTAAAGGAGTAGTGCCTCCAGTATAATTATAAAGTTTAAAAGCAGTGCCTTCTCCAGCTAAAGCCCATGCTTGTGCAGTTGCATCTGTTTTAGCAAATTGTATAGATGGCCCACTTCCTTTTGAAAGAGTAATTGTGTCTCCGCT